TAAAAAAACTGTTAGCAATCGCCGCGCCTTCGTTAATCAATTCGCTATCGTCTGGCTTTTTGTAATCCATATCTAAAAGCAAAGCAGCCTCTTTAACCGCTTTTTTCAAGTCGTTATTGTGCTGATAATACAAAAACACACTAAACGCACTGTGAGCATAGCCATCGCCTAGAGGGTCACTTGCGTGATGAATATACACCTTGTCCACACCTTCGCCCGTTAGCAAAATACATCCTGCCAGCTTTGACTTAGAATGTGGACTAAGCATTCGTGTTTTAGTGATACGCTTATAACCGTAATTACTCAAAATGTTGACTAATGGCATTTTAGCGTTAAACGCGCCGATTACATCATCACCGCCACCACTAAACACGCGCATGGGTGCGTTTTGTGCTTTGTAATCTTCTTTTTCAACGTGCCACGGACACGCACTTTTTAGCACATCTTTGGCAATATCCCATTGAGTCCAAATGTTTAGCAGTTCAGGCGGTAACTCTGGCAATTGTTGCCAGTCGCCTACCCAAACGTAAGGTTTGCCAGTATCAGGATGGATAGAAGGCGGCAATACATCTTGAGTCAAGCCACCGCGCAACTCAAAAACAACATCACTTTCCTTCGGGTTTAACTCATTAGGCCAGTTCAAAGCATGACGTTTTAACTCTATGCCAACAGGTGCGCGATAAATCAATTTTGAGCGATTAAGCCGACCCGACTCAATCCGCACACCATCACGCATTAACTGCGACAAGTCCACGCCAATCGCCGCTAATGCAATCTGAGAATGTTCTATATTGTCGATGTCTAGCGTACAAGTGCCGCTCAGTTCGTGAATTAAGCCAATGCCGTTATGGTCGAATAAATTTAGGTCAGTAATCGGCTTTTTTTCCCAGCCCTTCTGAAACGGTTCTTTGCCACGCACCGCGCACAACTTGAAACCGTGATTAACATATTCTTGAGCCGCCTGCTTATTGTTTTGCATTTTCTAATTGTCCTTCTAAATAGTCGGAGAGTTTTTTGATGGTGTCATAGTCGGCCTTCTCCACTTTCATCAAACGATAAATTGTATTGGAATGGATACCGACACGTTCAGCAACAACATTTAGTTGTCGGTCTGTTAGTAGATTTTTAATCTCTGGTAACGATAACATTTATTTACGCCTTTTTTGGTTGTCAGTGTTGACACAATAACAAATTATAATTAACATGGCAACCACTGAGACGTTAGAAACCAACGAAACAGTGAATCTTAAACCAACGAAACAGTGAGTATATTATGAGTAATTTATCAGCCTACAACTTCAACGCTGAAGAAGTAGAACCATCAAGTAGCTTTGACCCAATCCCAGCAGGTTGGTATCAAGCCATTATCAACAGCGAAATGAAAGCAACCCGTGACGGTTACGGCGAGTATCTTTCTTTGACTTTGCAAATTATTGCCGGTCAATATGAAAACCGCCTTGTATTTGCGCGTTTGAATCTTAAAAACGCTAACGACAAGGCTGTCGATATTGCGCGTAAAGACTTGGCCGCAATTTGCCGCGCCGTTGGCGTAATGTCTCCGCAAGCGAGCGAAGAACTGCATGACATCCCTTTGATGATTAAAGTCAAAGTTCGCCCTGCGAGTGGTGATTATGAAGCATCCAATGATATTGGTGGTTATAAAGCGGTTGAAGGTGCGAATTTAACGCCAGCACCAAAAACACAAACACCTCCACCAGCAGCAACTCCCGCCAAAAAACCTTGGCAAAAATAAGAACACGTTTTTTAACGCGCTTTAGGGCGCGTTTTTAATTTTTGGAGTACGAGATTATGTCATTTTTAAGCAATATCACACGCAACAAAGCAAAAACAGAGCGCGTTATAATTTACGGTGAGTCAGGACTAGGTAAAACCACATTTGCCACGTCAGCACCAAACCCAATCGTGATACAAACAGAGGACGGCTTAGGCGAGATTGATGTCCCGTGTTTTCCACTAGCCGAATCATATATTGATGTGATGAAGGCACTCGACAGCCTAGCCAACGAAAACCACGATTTTAAAACTGTCATTATTGATAGCTTAGACTGGCTTGAATCGCTGATCTGGAAGCAAGTCTGCACTGATAACAAAGTGCCAAGCATTGAGAAAATTGGCTACGGACGCGGCTATAACGAGGCTCTCGTTTTTTGGTCGTATTTTTTTGACGAATTAAACAAGTGCCGTGATAAAGGTATGCTTGTAATTATGACCGCCCATTCACAAGTCAACAAAATAGAAGACCCTGAATACCTAACTTTTGACACGCACGACATTAAACTACACAAAAAAGCGGCCGCTTTGTGCCGTGAGTTTGCCGATATTATTGGCTACGCAAGCCTGAAAAAGATTATCAAAGTCACTGAAGGTAAAGGCTTTAATGATGACCGTAACCGCGCAATAAGCACTGGTGAGCGCATTTTGAACCTAAGCACTAATCCTGCTTATACTGCAAAGAACCGCTACGATATGCCGCCAACTATGCCTCTTTTGTGGTCAGAGTTTGCAAAACACTTGCCAAGCCAAAAATAAACCATACCTAAAGCGTGAGCATTGTCTCACGCAACCGAGAAACCGACATGATTACACTCAGAGATTATCAACATGACGCAGTTGAATCAGCTTATGCGTACTGGCAAAACGGTACAAGTTGCATCATAGAAGCACCATGCGGAGCAGGTAAAAGCCTAATTATTGGCAAAATATGCCACGATTCAATAACGCATGATGTGCGTGTTTTAGTCGTAACACACCGTAAAAAACTTTTAGAACAAAACGAGGCGGAGCTTAAAAACTTGCTCCCGTCTGCTAATACAGGTTTTTATAGCGCAGGATTAAACCAAAAAACGCAAGACGCTCAGATAGTCTTTGCAGGCATTCAAAGCATAGCCAACGCCACAATCCAACATTACGAAATACTTATCATTGATGAATGTCATCTTGTTGCACCCAATGAAGCAGGGCAGTATCACCAACTCATTAGCAACCTAAAAGAAGTTAATCCTGAGTTAAAGATTTTAGGATTGACCGCTACCCCATACCGCTTAGATAGTGGTTATTTAACCCAATGGGAAACACCTATTTTTGAGCGTGTCGTGTATAAAATTGATGTTAAATTGCTCATCAAACGCGGTTTTTTATGCCCTGTGGTGTCGAATGGTGGCGGTGTAAAGATAGACGTAAGCAAAGTTAAACACAAAGGCGGTGAGTTTTTAGACAGTGCGCTAGAATCGTTATACATGAGTAAAACGGTAGAGATAGTCGCTGATATTGTTAAAAAAGGCATTGACCGTAAGGCATGGTTGATCTTTTGCGTGTCAATTGAACACGCTGAACAAGTCACCGCCGAGTTAATCAGTCATGGTGTCAATACGGCTTGCTATCACTCACAAAGCGATAACGATTACATTTTAGATGACTTTGCACAAGGTCGCCTAAAGTGTCTTGTTAATGTAAATATACTCACGACTGGCTCAAACTTTCCCATTGCTGATATGTGCGTTTTGATTCGTGCTACCGAGTCAACAGCGTTATATGTGCAAATTGTCGGGCGTGTTATGCGTTTATATCCTGATAAAAAGAATGCACTGTTATTAGATTATGGCGGTAACGTCATGCGTCATGGCTGCATTGATGATGTGACCGTCAAGGCCAAAGGCGAAGGCACAGGCGAAGCACCAACGAAAGAATGCCCAGCTTGCGATACAATCCTACATGCCGCAGTCCGTGAGTGTCCTGAGTGCGGCCATATCTTTGAGCGTGACCCCGAAGGCAACCTTGAGCTAAATGCGTTTGATGGTGCGGTATTGTCAGACCAGCGCAAAATACAGCGTGTAGATGTTGACCGAGTGAGTTTTAAGATACACAAGAAACAAGGTAAGCCTGACAGTATCAAAGTGACTTATCATTGCGGTATAGCAGAGTATTATGAGTGGCTAACGCCTGAGCATAGCGAGTTTGGATTGAAAAAGACTTGTTCTTTTTTTAGAAGATTATGCAAGTTGAATGATAGTGCTTTTGTATTTTTTAGAAAGTGTGATGATTTTATGACTTTTACAAAATCAGAATATTTTCGCATTGACCGAAAAATAACCGCTATTGATATTCTACCGTCAAAATATACCGAAGTTAAAAAACGGTACTGGAGCAAAGTATGAACCATAAAGCAGAATATGAAGCCATTAAAAAACAGTTGGCAGAATGCGAGAAGTCACTCAAGAATCGCTGTATTGAATGCGCCAATTACAACCCTAAAACACGCCAATGCCTAAAGCATGGCGATGTGCCGACTGAGTATGTTTATCAGAAAAATGACTGCCCAGAGTGGGATTGGCTGCCTTTTAAAGATGTGGAGCTTTGACCACGTTAAAAAATAAAGCACCAATAAAAAAGCCACTGATTAAAGTGGCTTTTCTACGGCTAGGAATACCTGACCCATAAAACTAAACAAGGTTACGCTTCGCATCGAGTGGCGTGCTTAGTTAGTAAAGCGATTTTACATCAATTAAAGCGTTTTGCAAATCAACTAAAATCACTTCTGCATCTTTTACGATAGTATCTAAAACCAAGTCTTTACTAACGACTTTCATTAACGATTCTATTTCGTCGCCGTCGCTAAAGTCTCCGCTGTACAGCATCTCTAAATCATACAAAGCCATGCTTACATCATTGAGATGAATAGCGAATGCTTTTTGCAATGGTGTCGTTGCACGTCTTTTTATTTCAATAACTGCATCATTCAAACGACCGTAAACATAGTCTAAACTTCCGCCGCTCATAATAAATCCCCTTTATTCTTACGCTTATTTCTCAACGAGCGTTTATAAAAATTTAACGCTGTTTGATAGTTTTGTAGCGCGTGTTCGTGACACCACGCCATAAAATTATCGTAGTTTATTTTTAGTTCAATGCACAACTCACGCAGAGTTATCATTTTGTTTTTGTATTTTATTAACATTTTGACTCCACGTAATTCATGTATTTGTTCATAAATCCGTTAAATTGTGAGTGCTGTCCCTTCACTACCACACCGCTAACAAGCGTAATCTCAAACGATACGCCGTTGCTCATGCTAACGCACTGAACACGCTGCAAATCGACGATCTCGTTGCTGATAAACACTGTGCGCTGGCATAACAGCACACGCTCTAAAATGTCACTTGTCATTTAATACCTCGCATGTATAAGTATCTGTCAAAAGCTTGCTGTTTGTATTTATTTTGACGCATAAACATCAAAAACCCTTCGCCAAATCCTAAAATGCTTTTTATCGTCGTTATCGGTTGCAGCTTATGACGAAACAGCAATTTAATATTTTTTGAATTTATCGTAGCCGTTGGTGTTTTAGTCTGCATATAAAGCACATACGCATCAAAGCCATCTTGAATATCTAAACCACGGTTAACGCGATACTGATACATTGCCTCCCGCGTAAACCCTGCATTCTCGCAAGCTTTATTCAACTCAGTCTCAACACCATCAACCACGATCATCTTAGCTCTGCCATTGTTGATAACAATGTTGTTTGCCAAACTATGCAAATAAATACCAGTACGACTATAGCCCAAAATATCTGCTATTTCGCGCGGGCATAATCCCTCATTTGCTAGTTCTAGAACTTTGTCAGTGTCGATTTTATTTCGTGTATAGTTCATTTCACATTCCTATTTTTGTATTGCTCAAAACACTCTTGAGCTGTCGTGTTGTGTTTACGCCTTGACCAGTACGCTGAAAACGTGTTTTGTTTCCAGCCCATCGCCTTGCATATCTGCCGTTGGCTATACATCTCGCCATTATAAAATATGAAAAACGGTTCAGGGTTTGGAAATGCCTTCTCTATTTTGTGCTTTTTGCAGTACGTTGCTAAATAAGTGCGTGAACACCCGACAACATACGCCACACTGTAAAGCGACAGTTTTTCAACCTCGACCAAGTGTTTTATTTTGGCTTTATCAAGAGTCCGTTCGTTGAATGGCCTAGCCAATGCCTCACGCAATGTTTTACCTTCAGCCATGCGTGCCATTACATTGTGTTTACTCACGCCCGCCAAATCAGCCTCTAGTTGTACACCTCGTATATACACCCTAGCCATACATCACCCCACACAGCCAAAAATAAAACACAACAGAATCAGCATAATGATAAACGCAGTTGTGACCGCTATGGCCATTAAACGGATTCATGCGCTTATTCATCATCTCCACCAAATAACAACCAGTCCAAAACTAAAGCACAGATAATAATGCTCATTTAATCCACCCTGCCAAATCGTGTAGCGTGATTGCTACGTTATGATGATTCATCAAATTAACAAATTTAACGCGCCAGTAAGCAGGAATTTGATCACGGTCACGCCATTTGCAAACTGTGTCATATTCGAGACCAAGTGCATTGGCAACTCGCAATGCGTCGAACTGTTCAAACGCTTCTGATATTTTCATCTTTCTACTCCCGTTTTAATTTT